AAGTGACCCGTTTTTCAAATAAAGGAGTATCAATGGCATCTACACAACCCATCAGACCTTCTAGAAAGGTCTCTATTAGCTTCAAAAACGCCGAACGGAAGACTAAGCAGGCCTTCCGCGATGAATGTGATATAAATCAGATTCTACGGCGTTATAACGCCACTGGCGTTCTCCCTGATCTGATTAAAAAGAATCCCCAGTATGGTGATTTCTCAGATCCTACAACCTTTCAAGACGCACAAAATGTCGTCTTACATGCGAAAGATCAATTCGCAAATCTCTCTGCGACCCTTAGGGATCGCTTCTCAAATGACCCTATTAAATTCCTAGAATTCACTGCAGACCCTTCAAACCTTCCTGAAATGGTCAAATTAGGGTTAGCTGTACAACGACAAACAAATCAAACAAATGACGATCAAGCTTCAAACCCAAATGACCAACAAAAAAAGGAAAATACGGAGTCTGCTCCAAAAAAATAGGGTAATCGCGGCTTCGCCGCGATTCAGCAAGCGTTAGCGCGCTAGTCTTCAAAAAAAAACACCCGCAAGCGGGTGTATAATGGCCCAAGACCTTGGCCTGGAACAGTTACCTACTAGATGTAACTGTTCCGACTGACACCAAACTGGTTCAGTCCTACAAAAAAAGGAGTCCTAAAATGAAACGACAACGAGTCTCTAAACGCTCATCTCGTAAAAACTTCTCACGTGGATCCCGTGTACACGGGAAAAATAATAGATCCGCTCCTATGCGTGGTGGGATACGTCTATAATAAGAAAGGACCATAACAATGCCCTGTTACAGTCCTCTCAACGGCTTTAAAAGCCGAACCTTAAACTCGTCTGGAAAGCGTAACATTGTCTTCAATATCTCTCAAGGATTTCGAGACATGCCCGTTACTGTCCCTTGTGGACAATGTATAGGCTGTCGCCTTGAGAAATCCCGTCAATGGGCAATTCGATGCGTCCATGAAGCATCGCTGTATGAAAAAAATTGCTTCATCACATTGACATACGCTCCAGAACACTTACCTAAACATGGTACTCTCGATAAAACCCATTTCCAAAAGTTCATGAAACGTCTCCGCAAAAAATATGGAAAGGGCGTACGCTACTTTCACTGCGGAGAATACGGAGAAAAAAATGAACGACCCCATTACCACGCATGTCTCTTTAACTTTGACTTCCCGGACAAAAAGCTATTCAGAAATACTCGGGGTCATAAGTTATATACTTCGGACTCTCTTCAAAAACTCTGGTCAACGTCAAAGGGCGAGCCTCTTGGCTTCACAACTATCGGCGCACTTACTTTTGAGACCGCAGCCTACACTGCTCGATATATCCTTAAAAAAGTCACCGGAAAACGGGCGCTTTATCATTACAATCTCTTCGACTCCCTTGGGGAAATCATCGAAGAGCGCCTTCCGGAATACACAACAATGTCGCGTCGTCCCGGTATCGGCAAAAATTGGTTCGAACAATATAGGGAAGATGTCTTCCCGGGCGACTTCGTCGTCCTCAAAGGCAAAAAACTCAAACCGCCCCGATACTACGACAAACTCTACGACGTGTTCTCACCCACTGCGGCGATAAAAGTAAAAAATAACCGCAAGGCTCTTGCGCAAAATCACGCCGGCAATAATACTCACGACCGACTTCTCGTAAGAGAAGAGGTACAGACCTTAAAACTTAAACAACTCAAAAGGAGTTATGAATCCAATGAAACTTAAAGTTTTTTCTATTTATGATTGTAAGGCGGAGGCCTATCTTCAACCCTTCTTCATGGCTAATAAAGGTACTGCTATCAGAGCGATAACGGAGCTAGTCACAAAATCGGACCATAATTTCTGCAAATATGCAGAAGACTATACCCTTTTCGAGCTTGGCGAGTATGATGATTTAAATGGTCAGATGCTTCCGCACAAAACACCAATATCAATTATTAAAACCAACGAACTCAAGGCTCACAATAATAACAGCTCTGATAGTCCAGCTCTTAAAGCGGTTATTTAAAAAAGGAAACCCATGAAATCTGTAATGTCACATCAGTTCTCCCAGGTCCCCCGTGCCGAAATTCAAAGATCTGCTTTCAACAGATCTCATGGGTACAAAACAACCTTCAACGCCGATCAACTAATTCCTATCTTCATTGATGAGGCGCTGCCCGGCGACACCTTCTCTCTTCAGTCCACTTTCTTCGCCCGGCTCTCGACTCCTATCGCCCCCTTTATGGATAATATGTTCCTTGACTCCTTTTTCTTCTGCGTTCCCTACAGACTTGTCTGGGAAAATTGGGAACGCTTCAATGGGGACCAACCGGACCCCGGCGACACAACTGACTTCTTAGTTCCTCAGATGGTCGCACCCGCCGTTACGGGTTACGTGAACGGCTCCTTATCCGATTATTTCGGTATTCCCACGGAGGTCGCAGACCTCACTCATTCTTCTCTGTGGCACCGCGCTTATAATCTTATATGGAATGAATGGTTCCGTGATGAAAATCTACAATCTAGGGCGCAAGTCGACAAAGACGACGGGCCAGATGATCCCAACGCTTACTTCACTCTTGTGCGCGGGAAACGCCATGATTACTTTACGTCCTGCTTACCGTGGCCGCAAAAAGGGCCCGCTGTCACAATCCCTCTCGGCACGGAAGCACCTGTCTATGCTCATCCTATGTTCCAGCTCACGGGAAATGCCGCAGGCCATCATCTCTGGAACGCTGACTTCAATGGTGGCACGCCAGTCGCTTTCGACCCTTTCTTGGGTGGTACTGGCGTATGGACTTCTAATGCGCCCTCTTCTTACAATGCATCGAGGATCGCAATGGGCACAAAAGATCAGTATGATGCTTCCGTTAACGGCGCTGTGCCCCCTTATGCGGATCTCTCTGATGCAACCGCAGCCACCATTAACGCCTTAAGAATGGCGTTTCAAATCCAACGTCTTTATGAAAGGGACGCACGTGGAGGAACTCGATACACTGAAATCATTAAAGCTCATTTCGGGGTTACTTCTCCCGACGCTCGTCTACAGCGTCCCGAGTATCTTGGTGGCTCTTCTCATCCTGTTAACATCAACCCGGTCGCCCAAACTTCTCAATCACCCGCATCTCCCTCACCAACGGCTACGCCGCAAGGTAATTTGGCTGCGACGGGTATTGTATCCGGTCATGGTGCTGGCTTTAATAAGTCTTTCACTGAACACTGCCTTATTATTGGCATGGTTGCTGTACGAGCAGACCTAAATTACCAACAAGGATTAAACAGGATGTTCTCTCGGCGCACTCGATGGGACTTCTACTGGCCAGCCCTTGCGCATATCGGCGAACAAGGCGTTCTCAATAAGGAGCTTTATGCGACTGGAGTACCTGGGACGGATCCGGACCAGGACGATTACATCTTTGGATATCAAGAACGCTATGCCGAATATCGCTACAAACCTTCTATCATCACGGGACAATTCCGCTCTAATTATTCTCAGTCCCTGGACCTTTGGCACTTAGCTCAAGACTTCTCAGACATGCCGGCTCTAGATGATGGGTTCATCAGCTCAAATACGCCGGTAGATCGAGTCCTCGCGGTGCCTACCTATCCTCATTTTCTCTTCGATGCCTACTTCCAATTAAAAACCGTCCGCCCAATGCCCACTTACTCAGTCCCTGGACTGATCGACCATTTTTAGGAGGATCCAAAATGTGGGGACAAATAGCGGCAGCGGTAGGCGGAGCGGTTGCTTCTGCCTTTGCTCAAAAAAAGGCGAACGCTGAAAATGTGGCTCTTACTAAAGCGACGAACGACACGAATGTCTTTATTGCAGATAAACAGATGCAATTCCAAAAAGACATGTCAAACACTGCTTACCAACGAAGCATGGCTGACATGCGTGCTGCTGGTCTTAATCCTATGCTTGCTTATTCTCAGGGAGGAGCTTCCTCTCCATCTGGTGCGGCAATTGCCGCACAAAACGCCTCAGTCCAGCCTGTGGACTGGGGAAAAGCCTTAAGCGCGGCTTCCTCTACTGCGGCCGATCAGGCTCGCTTAAAAAACGAAACTGGTCGCGCTGGCTCTCAAAATTCCCTAGCGGCTGCTCAAATTGATGCTATGCAATCTCAAAAGGACCTTAATGTGTCGTCCGCTAGGGCAGCCGATGCGAATGCTCAGGCTGCTATGCTTACGGCCCAAACCAAAGCAGCGGAGTTGCCTGCGATTCGGGCTCAATCTCGTGCAAATAAAAAAACTGCCGAAATCGATGAAAAAATGGCAACCACCGATGCTATTCTAAATCGTTCTAAACAACTCACTGGTACAATCTCAAACGCCGTTGATATCTTCCGTCCTGGATGGAAATCCACCAAACCAACAGATTCAATAAAATGGCCGGCAGATATGCGGCCAGGAGGGTCAACCTATGAAAAAGCGAAAAAACTTCGCGACAGAGACCCCTATTCAAAACAATCTCAAAATTGGCAATCAAGTGACCCGTTTTTCAAATAAAGGAGTATCAATGGCATCTACACAACCCATCAGACCTTCTAGAAAGGTCTCTATTAGCTTCAAAAACGCCGAACGGAAGACTAAGCAGGCCTTCCGCGA